AGGCTATGGAGCAGTCTGTAGAAACAACATTTAGAACCAAATACTACTCTGAGCTACTATCTGCTGTTCGTGAATCTGATATGGCTTATTTAAAGTACAGGGGCGTTGAGTCTTCTAAATCTGATGCTGGTCGTGCATTTCAAATGATAAAGCTCAGTGCTGGTGATATTTTTAACAGAGCAGATGGAACACTGACTGACGTACAATTTAGAACAAGAGTTGGCATGGCAATGAGAAGGGGCGATGTTGACAATATGGGTGATGCCGCATCTCAAGCAGTAACAAGTGCGGCAAAGGGATATAGAAAGCTATATGACAGGATTAAAAACGAAGCTCAGTCTGTTCGTCTGTTTGAAAAGGAAGCCAGAATAGAGATAGAAAAACTTAAAGCTACTGGTGCTTCTGCTCGTCAAATATCTAAAGCTGAAAACAGATTAAATGATATTAGAGCTAGTGGGGTTTCTGTTAATACTGCCGAGTCCTACTTAAACAGGGTTTATAGAATAGATAAGATTGAAGAGAATGTTCCAAGGTTTTTGTCTAAAGTTAGTAACTGGTACATAGCAAACAAAGGCATGAACGCTACGCAAGCCAACAAAATTGCAAGGCAAGTTCTTGATGAGGTAACAAGAAGAAAGCCTTACTACAATCTTGATGAGTCAAACAATCTTGAGTTTTTATCTAATCCAGCAGGAGCAAAGTCTAGAACTGTAGAAGTTCCTGATGATGTATTAGAAGAGTTTCTTGAGAATGACATTGAGACTCTTGTACGTCATCACGTTAAAACAATGGGAATGGATATAGAGCTTACTAGAAAGTATGGCTCTGTGACTATGGACGACACATTAAAGCAAGTTACTGACGAATACCAAAGACTTATAGATGAGACTGCTGATGCTTCCAAAAGAAGCAGTTTGGCTCAGTCTATGGAAAGAGACTTAACTGACATAAGAGGCCTGAGAGACAGGCTTCGTGGCACTTACGGCGCATCTAAAGACCCCCATGCTTTATCAAGCCGTTCAATAAGAGTTATGAAATCATTTAATGTTCTTGTTGGCATGGGAAGCGCAATGGTTTCTTCTGTTCCTGATGTAGCTAGAATTGTTATGACCGAGGGTTTGGTGAATGCATACGGCAAAGGTTTTGCTAGAATGTTTGATGAGCAAGCCGCAACAATAGCCAAGATGTCTAAAGGTGAATTGGACAGGGCCGCTATTGCTGTTGACGCAACTCTTGGCCTAAGAGCACATGCTATGTCAGACATTGGAGATTTATTTGGCAACAGGTTTGCGCTTGAAAGAAGCCTTAATGATGCAACTGGTATGTTCTTTTTTATGAATGGTTTGAATATATGGAACCAAGCTTTAAAGGAAATGTCTGGTAACGTCACCATGCTTAGAATGACTAATGACATTATGAAAAAGGGTGGATGGACCAGTTTAAGCCAAAGACAGAAAGAAAAGCTTCTTACTAATGGTATAGACCAGCAAAGCTACGGAGTAATGAGAAGTGAAATTCTAAAGCATGGCGAAAAACAAGGTGGTCAATGGTTGCCTAATACAGATGACTGGACGTTTAGAAACGATGTTTTGAAGTTTAGAAACGCCCTTAACCAACAAGTGGAGAGAACTATCATAACCCCTGGGGCCGGAGATAGAGCTTTATGGACATCAACTGAGTTTGGCTCACTAATGACACAGTTTAAGTCTTATGGACAAGGCGCAATGATTAGGATGCTTACATCTGGATTGCAGGAAAAGGATGCTGCATTTTGGCAAGGCGCATTCCTTATTGTTGGTTTAGCTGGCCTTATTAATGAAATCAAACGTCAGCAGTATGGAATGACTAGAGATGAAAGCTTTGACCAAAAGATTGTTAATGCAGTAGACCGTTCTGGCATTCTTGGTTGGTTTATGGATGTTAATAATTCTATAGAAAAACTTAGTGACTATAAGATGGGTATGCGTCCAATGCTTACAGACCAGCCATCTTATCCTGTCCACCCTACTGCAAAGATGAGTTCTATTTTTGGTCCTGCCGCAAGTACATCTCTTAATGCTACTAGCATAATGGGTGATATTGTAAACGGAAACGTAAACAATAAGACAGCAGAAGACCTTAGATTTATATTTCCTACAGGCAACCTTTGGTACATGGACCCCATATATGACGGGGTTTTTGGTGGGAATGTGAATAGACAAACCGAAGATTTTAGAGGATAGATATTAGATGGCTACTATATCAATTGCGGATAACGATGCTAGAGTTCAATATTCACAAGCGGTAACTGCTGACACAACGCAGTTGACGGTTGATTTCCCATTTTTTGAATTAGATAACATCAATGTTATTGCCACAACAAATGCTGGTGTAGACACTGTTTTAACAAGAGGAACTGGAACTGGTACTTTTGCTGTTGTTGGAACTGCTGTAGATGATGGATTCTCTGGTGGTTATGTAACATTAGGCGATGATTACGCTAACACATTTACATTTACTATATTTAGAGACATTGAGGTATCAAGAACCACAGACTTCCCAACGTCTGGGCCTTTTAATGTAAACTCACTAAATACAGAACTTGATAGAATTACAGCTATTGAGCAGGAACTTGAGACTAAGATTAGCAGAACAATGGGTCTTGCTGATTCTGATGCTAGTGCAAACCTAAAGCTTCCTAACCTTGATACTCGCAAAGGCACAGTATTGGCTTTTAATGCCACAAGTGGACTGCCTGAAGCTGGACCTAGCATTGGCTCTGTAAATACTGTTTCAGCACAATCAGCAAACATAAACACTGTAGCTGGTATATCTGCAAATGTTACAACGGTAGCTGGCATACAAGCTAACGTAACAACTGTTGCTAACATTGATTCTAGCGTTACTACTGTTGCTGGCGATACAGCTAACATTGCCACTGTTGTTGCAAATCTTACTGATATTCAAAACGCAGAGGAACATGCACAAGAAGCCAAAGATTATGCAACTAAGGTTGATGGTCAGGTTCAGGAAAACGGTTCTGATACTGGCAACTATGCATCTAAGGCATGGGCTATTGGCGGTACAGGCGTAACTGACACGGCTGGTTCTGGTGCGGCAAAAGAGTGGGCCACAGAAACAGGCAGTAACGTAGATGGCACAGAGTATTCAGCTAAAGAATATTCTATCGGCACTGGTCAAAACACAGGCATGAACACTGGTTCTGCTAAACAATGGGCATTAGGCGGTGGCAATTCATTTGCAACAAACACTACTGTTGATGGCTCTAACTATTCCGCACGTTACTGGGCTGAACAAGCACAATCGTATGTTCAACAAGATTTTGAAAATAAATATCTTGGGCCACATTCTTCTGACCCAACACAAGACCCATACGATGCCGACCCTTCAGACAGTCAGGCTTTAGAAGCGGGTGATTTATATTTCAATACAACCAATAACATACTTCGTGTTTATGACGGTACTAATTGGAATGATGCTGTCCAAGACACAACAAACTTTGCTACTAATGGGTTTAGCATAGCGATGGCAATCGCATTATAGGAGTTAAAGATGCCACAGAATTTTCACAGATACGCAGTAAGAAATGTTGGCACAGCGGCAACAGATATTCCTGATGGTGCAAACTTTGATAGCGTAGATACTATTGTAGGTATTCATTGCGCTAACAGAACAACAAACGCAATTACTGTAGATGTCTTTATAACAGACAACACTACTTCTGAGGGCGGAGCTGGCTCTACGGACTCTGCTGGAAACCAAGAATATTATTTAGTAAAGGGTGCCCCTATCCCTGCTGGCGGTGCTTTGCAGATTATGGATGGCGGAGCAAAAATTGTAGTAAAATCTGGGGACAGATTATTTGTTAAATCTGACACAGCAAACTCATTAGATGTTTGGGTTTCTGTAGTTGATTCAATCAGTACGCCAGCAACATAGGTGACACATGGGATATGTAGGTAATCAAAGCACTAACGCTTATAGCAGTCTACCTGCAAAGCAAGACCTGACTGGTGCTACAGGTACTAGCCTGACACTGAGCCAAGCTGTTGCTGGACCTGAGAGCATTGACCTGTTTATCAATAATGTTCGCCAAGAGCCGACTACAGCTTACAGCGTATCAGATACAACTGTAACGCTGACTGGTTCTGTCGTGGCAACCGATGACATCTATGTGGTGTATAACGGCTTGGCTTTGCAGACTATCGTGCCGCCAGATGGCTCTGTGACATCAGCCAAGCTGGACACAAACATTGAAGTTTCTGGAATACTATCTCAGCCTAACAAAGAATACTTCCAAGTTGCTTTAACCACAGCAACAACAGGCCACGCTGACTCAGCTTCTATAGTGGTGGATTTTGGCGGAAACGGAACTGTTAAATACGATACAAAATCAAACTTTGATAGTTCACTTGATGCCTACCAATTTGACAGTGCTGATGGTGTTTATCTTGTTTCTTATTCTGTAGGTCTACGTTCTGATTCGGTTAGTGTTGAAGACATCGTTGAGCCGTGTGCAAGAGTGCAATTTTCAACCGATGATTTTTCAAACACAATAACAGACCATGAATTTGGGTCTGCGGCTAGACTTTTGGATGACCAAAATGACCCTGTAGGTTCAATAACTTTACAAGGGCAAACAATATTCAAAAACACATCTTCCAGCATGAAGATAAGAGTGCAATGTCGTGTTAATACTCTTGGTAGCGGTACTTATGAAATAGAGGCAGATACAGATGGATTGGTATCGACAACTTTCGGACAGTCTACTCGCTGTACTTATTTATCAGTAGTGAGGATAGCATAATGGCATTAAGTAAAATACTACCTGCCTCGCAGGAGCAATATG